CATAATGTTTCATAAACGGAAATCTCTTTGTGGTCACCCTTACAGCGAAGGGTTCAACCTCGGATGCCCAAACAGGAGTGATTCCCGCAAGGACTCCTCCAAGCGGGAAACCACCCGAGCCATCAAAGAGACTCCCCAGTTTCAAGTTCGTCATTGCCTTGAGCCTCCACTTCTTTTACGAGTTCGGAATAAGGAATCTGTCTGTCGCCGCGAATTACATAAACAGCTTCGGCATTCCCAGTGTCATCCACGTAACGTCTCAAAATGACCGATGCATATTTCTCATCAAGCTCCATCGTGTAACAGATACGTCCCGTCTGCTCACACGCCATCAGCGTAGAACCGGAACCACCAAAGGTATCGAGTACGATGGAGTTCACCTGTGAGGAGTTACCGATGGGATATGCCAAAAGGTCCAGGGGCTTGCTTGTCGGGTGGTTTGCGTTGCGCTTGGGTTTATCGAAATTCCAAATAGTAGTCTGCTTTCTATCTGAATACCATCTGTGCTTGCCGTTCTGCAGAAAGCCATAGAGCACGGGTTCGTGCTGCCACTGGTAATCCGACCGACCAAGCACTAGGCTGTTCTTTGCCCATATGCATACGCCCGCAAGATGAAATCCTGCGTCCAAAAACGCTCTACGGAATGTTAGACCTTCGGTGTCTGCGTGGAACACATAAGCGGCACCACCGCTTTCCATATGTGCTACCATATTATCGAAAGCCTTACGAAGGAAGTTGTAAAACTCTTCGTCCTTCATGCTATCATTCTGAATGGTAAGGCCACTCTTGCTTTTGAAGGAAACACCATAAGGCGGGTCGGTAACGATAAGGTTTGCACGATTGCCGTCCATCAATTTTGATACGTCATCGGGATTGGTGGCGTCACCACAGTAAAGACGATGCTTGCCAACCACCCACACATCCCCCCTTTCCACAAAGGCGGCTTTTTCAAGTGCAGCGGTAAGGTCGTAGTCATCATCCTTGGTCTCCTCTTCCTCGGAGCCAAGCAAGTCGGCAAGCTCATCAGCACCAAAACCTGTAAGCGCCAGATCGAATGCTTCAGCCTGCAAGGACTCTATCTCTACACGAAGTAGTTCCTCATCCCAGCCTGCATCGAGTGCCATTCTGTTGTCGGCAATGATGTAAGCCTTCTTTTGCGCATCGGTCAGATGGTCAACAAATACACAAGGTACTTCTTTGATACCCTCCTCTCGGGCGGCAAGAACACGACCGTGACCGGCAATAATGCCAAAGTCACGGTCGATGATAACAGGATTGATGAAGCCGAACTCACGCAGGCTGGAACGGAGTTTGCCGATCTGTTCGGGTGAATGTGTTCGCGCGTTATTTACATAAGGTACTAGCTTATCCAGGGGGACAAGCTGCATATCGGTTGTCGTCTTCTTGCTCATATCAGCGCCTCCCTAAAATGACATCCTTCCGCAAGGTGCTCATAATCCCTGTCGAGTAGATTGAGCTTCTCGATGATGCCCAGAGGAGTAAGGTCGTAGTTCTCACGAACGTAATCTTCCAGAGGGAAATTCTTATCGTTCTTCACCACCACGGATACAGGCTCTGCAATACCAATGGCGTATCCAAGCTGTACCTCGCACCACTTGAGCTTATAGATATCAAGCAGCTTGCAAGCCAGGTGTCTAGCCATATAGGTTGCGGAGCGGTCAACCTTTGTGGGGTCTTTACCCGAAAAAGCACCGCCGCCGACAGCACAATAGCCACCGTACTGGTCGCACACAATTTTACGTCCGGTTAAACCACAATCTGCAGTGGGACCACCAAGTGTCCACGTTCCGGAGGGATTGATGATAAGCTCAGGGAGAGTGTTCTCTCCAAAGATGTTTTGAATAAGCTTGATGACTTCCGCTTTGACATCATCAAAAGTTACCATCTGTTTGTGGCAAACAGAAACGAGAATGGTCTTAACCGAATCGAGCGTAGGGTCTGCATCGAGGTCAACGGTCACCTGGGTCTTGGCATCTCCCTTGAAGGGACAGTTGGGATTGGTTTCAATATCATTTTCGATAGCAGCAATGATTTTGTTTGCAAGGTCAAAACCGAAGGGCAAACGGCTCTCAGTCTCGGCGGTTGCGTAACCAAACATAATGCCCTGGTCGCCTGCACCGATTTTCTTTTCAGAGGTGACCGCCTCGTTGATTTCGTGGGACTGCTTGCCAATAAGGTTGATAACCGCATCAACGGTATAACCGAGCTTGTTTGCGACCCTGCGGACAATATCGATGTAATCAACCTTGGCGTTGGTGGTAATCTCACCGCCAAGGACGACCGTGTTGTCCTTTACCATTGTTTCAATGCCGCAATGGCTGTCTCTATCCTGGGAGAGGCACTCGGTAAGAATGGCATCCGAAATCTGGTCGGCAAATTTGTCAGGGTGATATTTACTGATTTGTTCTGTAGAAAAAAGTCTCATAGCAATTTCCTTTCGTTAGTTATTTCCGCGTCGCGCGGTCAGAAGTCTTTCCATAAGGTCATCGTGTGGTGTGGCTCCACCATAATCAACCGAGCAGTTCTCTTTTACGATTTGGTGTATTGCAAACCACGTCGCATTAACCTGCTTCATATAGTCTCGGCTCATCGCAACGAAAGGACTGGCAATTGCATTTCCTGTGGTCGGATGCTTAGCAAGAAAACCGAATTCGGAAATTGCCTCTTCGCACTGTATCCAACGGGACACACTCATTGCGTACTGCTCTATCTGCTGAAGTGTTACGAGTTTCTCGCAGCCACAGTTCTTTAGCCACTTGTATGTAGCAATGAAAACATCCTCGGCGCACAAATCCTTGCCCGACTTCTGTTTCGCTTTGAGGTAATCCTTAACTGGCGGAATGTCATAGCCTTCTATATCCGCAGGCTGTGGCAGAATCTTTTCACCATCAGCAGTGCCGTCATTGATTTTGTCTATCAAAGCTTTCTTTTTTGGTCCGGTTCCAGGTCTGGGACCGCCACGGTTTGTGCCATCTTTGGCCATCGTTTTGCTCTCCTTTCGATTGATTTTTGGGGTGAGGGGTTAATACCCTGTTTGAATACGAATTTTTGCACACGGGAGCCCCAGCCCGCTGTCAACAATTTAGGTCCCGGAGATTTTGACCGCCCCTGGGATCTTTCTCACTTGTTGTGCCAGCGGTCTCCCATCTCTGCTGTTATCCGAGAGTGGCAAGACTTACAAAGTGCCATCAAATTCGATTCATCGTGTGTCCCACCTTTTTCCAGAGGCAGGATGTGATGCACTTCCTTGGATGGGGTAAGCCTTCCGTGTTTTTCACACGCCTCGCACAGCGGATGTGCCTTGATGTATTTGTTTCGTACACGCCGCCAAGCTGACCCATAACGCTCGCCACTGTCATAAGGACGTTCGTATTTGTTGTATCGAGTGTTCATCACCCTGGTGTGCTCCTCGCAGTAACGAGCGTGGGTGAGCTTGGGGCAACCAGGATAGCCACACGGTTTCTTTGGCTTTGTTGGCATTGGTTACCTCCTCTTAGGTATAAGAAAAGCCCGCGCAGATTGCTCTACACAGGCTTTCGTTTTATACTTTCGCAATTATATTATAGCACACTTACAAGGCGGTCATGTTGTGACAAAAGCGGTCAAACCTGGTCAACTTTAAGATTTTTCAAAAATTTTTTACTGTGTTATTCCAAAGCTTCTAAGAATTCCCTCGTCAACCTTAGCCATTGTTGTATCACTCAGATGTCCTATGAACTTTGTAAGCCTCTGTTTATCTATGGTTCTTATCTGCTCCAGAAGAATGGTGGAGGAAGACCAAAGACCACCTTCGTTATTGTAGACCGTTATGTGCGTAGGAATCGGTGGCTTATGTTGGCTGCTGGTCGGTGCAACGATGATGGTGTTGCTGTAGCGGTTACCTACGTCATTCTGCAGAACCACAACCGGTCGAATGCCACCCTGCTCGGAACCTTCACCCCAACCTAAGTCCGCCATGAATACATCTCCCTTTTTGATTATCATGGCGCACCTCAAATAATCGTGGGATTCTCGGGAACAACCACATGCTCCAAAGCACTATTGTGCCATCTTCGAACCGTGCGTTCTCCCGCACTGAGCTTTCTTGCGATTTGCTCCCAGGTGTAATTGTGTAGGTACCGATAACGTAGGACTATCTGCTCATCCATGTTTTTGACCCCGTCAATAACCACCCTTAATTCCGCCTTAAGCTTTACAAGAAGCTCGATTTCATCGTTGATTTTATCCTCAAGATCCATCACCTTAATAAGGCTCCTTACAAAAGGCGGGTCTGTCGGTCTTGTTCCTCCGTATTTCTCTCCCCAGGAAGGAGAAGAAATACTGGCTGCCATTCTGCGAAGGCTAGCCGCCTCTTCAATGTCGGAGTTGATCCGTTGCTCAAGGCGGTAAGCCTGACTCAAATATTCTCTTGCTCTCATCTGCTACACACCTTTCTAAGCTTTTCCATAATCAGCTCTCCGTCCAAACTCGTAAGGGTTCGATACCACTCGGAGCGGAAGAACCCTTCAAGCTCGGCAAGCTCCTGCTTTGTTCTCTCACAATCGCTTCTTCTCAAGCTCTTCTTATAGGCTTTTCTGTAATCCTTTGCAGCTTGAATAATAATGGCGTTTGCAAGATTCTCATATGCTTGTATATCTGTCATTTCGAGTTCCTCACAGTTTCTCAATCTCGATATAAAGCCCACACGGCTCGTCCGACCACCTTTTCTCAATAATCTCACGAGCAACCTGTGCGTCATCCTTCCAAAATCCGCAAAGTGTCATACAGTCCTTCAGCAGCTTTTGAAGATTATCGGTATCCGGCTTAGTCGACCTCCACTCTCCGTGCTTATGCGACTTGCCTTTCGGGAAACACCAAATAACACGGAGTGAAAGAGGTCCATCATAGGGTACCTTAGGTTTTTGTGACGTGAGATGACCGCAAAGCAGGTCCTTTGCATCTTTGATCTGCGGCGGGTCGTAAAATA